AACGAACTCAATTCCAGTAATGTTAAATGGGGCTGGGGAAGTAGATTCAATCTTTAAATCAACACTGCCACTAGATGCCATAATTTTAAAGTTCTGACTATCTCGTGTTGATAGTACGTTGGTTGAGGTCTTGAAACCAACTGTTCCAAGCTGTTTACCGGTATATGTATATCTACGATCAGTGGCTGGTTCGGTTTGAGGATCTACGACAAACTCAAAGAAACCGGTGTTTCGATGGTAAATAGTAATCTGCTTTAATTGCAGAGAGCCAACAGCCGGAGTCCCGGACTGATCTCTAATGTATTGTCTTGAAAACTCTATAGATCCATTGTATGTCTTACCGACATAACACGGAAAGCTATCAAGCTTACCATTAACAACCACAGTCGTTGTAGATGTAGTTGGATTAGAGACACTCACGACACCGTATCGACTGCCTTCTTGGGTTCCCCACGCCGATCCTAGATACACTGTATTGTAGGATGACACATTATCTGCAATAGAGAAAGTCGTTTGCTTTGTTACTGAGTTCCAAGTACCAGATACAAGGACCAGGCTGTCCATTCTTGGTTTGTAAGATGGATAGGCATCAGATGATCTCAAATCAATACTGTCAACTCGAAGAGTTGTACCTGCTGGTGTAATAACCCGCTTTACTAGATACAACTTATCACTGAATATATTGATGCTGAGTACTTGATCGTCACTGGTCCACTTACACCACGAATTTTGCAGTTTCTTCTGTCCCTGCCAGAACATGTAGTTTACATAGATATCACCATTGGAGTTTAAGAGGAACAGCAAATCATTAGCTGCACTACTTTTGAGCTCCAATATAGATGACGGAAGAAATCCATCAAGATGTGATGCGGTGTCAAGTGCGATTGTTTGAGCCTTAGCGTCGTCTGCAATATACTCGTAGACCTGACCCCACGGACCCTTATCTGCGACCCAGTAAAGCTGAGAACCGACGATGTTAGGACGCGCAACTGGGGACTTGAACGATGTGGTTGGAAGAACCGAGACCGTTGACGGGCTCATGAGGTTATCTGCTCTAACTTCGTACTGTTGACCAGAGTCGGTAAACACAACAATAGCTCGTTGGAACGGAGCCATCCATGTAATCTTAGTAACTTGAGCAGATGACAACTTAACGTCAATCGGATCAGAATCAATTACGTTAGTATACGAATCAAGCCAGAAGTCATAAAAGGACCCTGAAACAGATCCGCAGACACTCTCTCCAGCAGTAAACCACAATCTATTGCGGTGAACGCAGATGTCTGTAATTTTCTTACCTACAAATGACGGTCCGCGGTTTGTCTGTGAGTCACCACTGTATCTTGGCACCCATGGACAATAAGAAGCATTGAATGTAGTATCACCAGTCTGAACAATTCTAATAGGCATTGTAGCGCCGTCAAAGATACTGTTCGCCATTGGTGTTCTAAGACGCTCATACCATGGTTGAGAACTCGTCGAAATAGATTGGTACCAGCCCGCACTATGTCCAAGTGCGTCGTCTCTCGCGTACCACTTCTCAGATGTCGCTGTTGGTGGAAGATCAAATTCCTCCCAAGACAACTTATTATGAGCATTCGCTGAGTTGTCTACATCGGTACCTGAATATTGGTGCGATACGGTGCTACTGCTAAGTGCGGTTGTTACTGATGTGTTTACCACAATTGTAGTGTCATCAATTGTAATATAACGTAGATTACCCTTTGGGGTATTCAAGTACGCCTTTACGGCTGTACCTTCAGCTCCAGCAGCATATGTAATAGTACACGCAGTACCATCTAATTTTCTAATATGGATTGGAGTTGTTGCATCTTGATGGAACGCAACCAAATACCTTTGACTTACAGATCTATCAATCCAGTGATAATCAAGGTTCACTGTTGGGTAGGCTGTCTGAAATCTAATTTCAGATCCCAAACGCTTTTCAAGACCTGTGGCAAGATGAAGAAATACATTGGTTGCTTCTTCCAGTTGATTAGGAAAACGCTGGCCGTCTGGTTGACGACTAACACCACCAGTAAGGTCAGGAATAGCAATTCGTTGAAGCATTATGGTCCCTGGTTTCGTCTAGCGGTAATAGATGGCCACGAGCTCTTTGTATTATTAATAAACGATCCATCCAAAGAGCGCATATTTGCTGCTCTACTCTTGGCTCGTGACATGAATGCAATTTCTTGCAAAAGCTTATCTTGATTGGTCTCACCAACCGTTGCCATCTGATACATACGAGCAGCTTGATCTGTGATCTCGAACTGCTCAGCTGTTGGTAGAGACTCGAATGACAGGTTATTAACAATCTTAATATTGATCAGTTGACCAATTTCAAATACATCCGTGTTGTTGTCGATATCAAAGAGATAGGTTGGGGTTCTACCTCGTTGAACAATATTGCGGTGACTATCGTTTCCAGTCGTGTCTACGGAAAGGGTATCGTCTGGAATGTAGACCTTTCCCTGAGAGTCGGGAAGGACCTGCTTCTCAATGGTGTTGCAATTCAGACCAGCGAGCTGCGCCTGAATGGTCACTTCGTCGAGTGTCTGTTCTGCAATGGTAACATCGTTGCTACCAGTGACGGCAAGGGTAGACACGGGATACTCACCCGCCGCTCTAAGAATTCTATTGACAGCGTCAAGTTTGCTAAGTGCGCCCATATCTATTCCTTTCGGTAAAAGCCCCGCCACGCCTTTCGACGTGACGGGGCCGGGAGCGAAATTCCCTATTAAGGGCTTAGGTGAGCTGAGTGACCTTGTACGTGGTCGCAGCGGTTGCGGCGGCTGTACTGGCGTTGGTCAGGGTGATAACACCTGAGGAAATTGAAACTACGACGTGATCTGCAGTCGATGACGCAGAAGCCGAGAAACCCGTACCAGATGCAACTACGTGAATATTGCTGGCGTTAAGCGCCATCACAATTCCGTTTGCAGTTTTGAGCGTTCTTGCACCATCAGCGGTAAACGCAAACAAGCAAGGATACAGCGACGGATCAATCTGAGGAAGAGATGCACCAACTGAAATAGTAGTCGGCAGGGTGATCTGGTGATCATTGCCAATATTACCACGAGTCGATGGACTGTATGCGGTGTAAGTGGACGTTGGATTAACACTATTAATATTTGGCATGTTGTTCCTTTATAGATCAGGGGGCCCGAAGGCCCCCATGACCGTGTTAAGATACGTCAATAGACGTAGAACCTAAGTTACTAGCTTAGGTGTAAAAATTAAGTACCAGCGATTTCAAACGCGCAGTAAGGACGGAGCGAGCCACCACCCATGAGCATCTTAGAGACCATGAAGTCAGACTGACGACGAACATCACGGAACTTCTCGGTCTGAATACCCATGAGCTGGAGAACGCCGATAGCTTGCTTCTGGAACACAACGCCACCGGTCTTAGCGAAGTTACCTTGGTATTTCGCAGGACCAGTCGTGATGTTCGAGTTTGGGATGTGGTTTGAGCAGTACACAGGAATACCCATCACGTCGATAGGCGTCTGGTAACCCTGAGAGTCTTGAATCTTCGGACCAGCTGCGCCAGTATCGTTGCGACCCCAGAGTGCTTGTGTTGCAAGGTTTTGAGTCGTCGTCGAAAAGAATGGAAGTCCAAGCTTACGAAGAGCGTAGTAAAGCGGGACATTGACGACTGCGCATCTATCAGCAACAGGAACATCCTTCTCATCCATTGCTTGGCTGATTGCGCCAATAGCTTCGACGAGCTGAGCACCGTTCTGCTCAAGACCCCAGTTACTTTCATCGAAATCAGCATTTGCGCCGTAATAGGTGTTACCACCGGTTGGGAACGAGTTGGTACCGGTATCTGCACCAACGCGAGCAGCGTTGATCAGGAGGGCCGCAATCTTGCGATCCATCTGACGAGCAAGTTCACGACCAGTTTCAGTTGAGAGTTCTGAACGCACGTCATAGTGCGCCATAGCAACGTCAATGTCGTCAACCTCAAAGTGCGAAACGAGAGGACGATCATCAAGACTGATCGTGTATTCCTTCGTTTCAACATCAAGGCCGAGAAGTTCGGTACCAGCTTCGTGGTATTCCGAACCAATCTTCCAGGTAGCTGGGAACTTCATCTGCGTTCCGGACGACATGGTCTTGTAGTTGACCTTGTCAAGAAACTGATTGTATTCCTGGAATGCGGTGAGAACTTCACCGCCGTACACTGGGAGCCAGAGATCCGATGGGGTTTGCGAAGCCGTCGCGTTAGCGAGGTTAGTACCAAAACGAATAAGATTACTATTAGCCATTTCTAAATTTCCTACATGTGTTTAAAACGTACTCCTCTGCTTTGATTGTCGTCATACGATTATTCAACAACGTGTTGGGTCGTGACGGTCTCTGCTTTGGTGAAAGACCCTGTGGGATTCGATACCCACACAGCCGTAGAACGGCAACATACTTAGTTTAAGGGTCTATCGCATTATGCGACTTTGTTACTATCCGGCTTACTAGCCTCTGCAGTCATTTTAGCGCCGATCTCAATACCGGCGTTGTAGCTATCTCGCTTCTCCTTGGCAAGGCGATCAGCATCACCTGGACGGCGAAGGAACAGGCCAGTAAGGCCCGTCAATGCCGAGAGGATAACAGCACCTCCTGGAAGACCTGCGATTGGAGCTTGGGCAGACGACAACCCAAGATCAACAAGGCTACTGATCTTTACGAAGCGATCTTCAGCATCGTCAATAGCTCGACGAAACCGATCAGTGTTTGATTCAACATACTGAACCCAGTCATCCCAGGTGTCCTGCGCCTCTGCAAGAGTAATCTCGCGGTCCACGTCTTCTGGCGAAACTGCAGTAGCAATGACGACAGCGCGTGGAGTGTCTACCTTTACCATCTTCTGCAGATCGCATCCACTACACACAACAGTAATGGTAATAAAAGCAGCGCAAAGTGTAGCCATCAGACAGGCTTGTTGATTGTTATGGATAAAGCTACGAATTTTATCAAGCATTCTTATTCACTCCGGTGAGTCGAACCCGTGCCTGGACCATGTTCTGGTAGTCAGAATCGAACTTATAGCGAGGATCACGCATTGCCTTAGTCATTTCATTGACATTAGCAAACGGCTTGAGAGCAGATGGGACACCAGCAGTCGTGGCAACTTTGGTCTTCGGTTCTGGATTAGAAGCATCCATTCGCGCCTTGAGACCAAGAACAACATTCTGCCAACCTGGTTGACGCAGTGCACCATTGACTGCAACACGCTCTTGCTCATTGAGATTATTTGCAGCCCATTCAATGATCTTCTTTAGGCTAGACGAGCCGCCGACAACATTTGCAGCCTCTTCCGCTGCTTGTCGTTGACGTGCTTTAGCTCCATCAATATATTCATCAATAATGCTATCAGGAATCTTGAATCGAGAACGAATCTTGGATCGTGTGTCTTCTGCGAGATTCCCGGTCTCAACAATCTCTGATCCCCAGGAAGACCAATCTTCTTGAGACGGCTCAGGTTCGGGTGACTTAGCTGGAACGCTGAGGGTTTCCGGCGGTTTTTCTGATGCGGATTCTTCGGCTTGCGGCTTCTCATTTGTAGCCTTAAGCTTAGCATTTTCTTGTTGTGTCCTGGTCAGGGTTGCTCGCATCTCTTTATAAGAAGCGAGAAACTTATCAGGATCACCACCGAACTGAGAAGGAAGATTGTTTGGATTAGACCTGGCCCAGCGCTCTGCTGATTGCAATTCTGAATCAATTTCTTCTTGCGTACGCTCGACTTCATTAGAGTTTTCACTCATTTACTTTCGCTCCTTGAAGCTGGGCTTTGGCCCCAGTTTCCGAGATGGAACCAATACTAGATACCATCTGCTGAGACACCAGCTGTTGAATAGATTGCTGGGCTGCTTGTTGTTGTTCATCTTGAAGTTGTTGTGGAGTCTTAACGAGACCAACAGGTTCAAGACCGAAGGACGATGTCCACTTGATTGCCCATCCGTACCAGTCAATGTAGGCCGCGACATCTTTGACTTGACCGACGACTGCCGCCCATTGAGCAAGTTGACTATTCGTCACCTCGCGGTTAAGGGCTTCAAGTCCGGTTCTGACCTTGAGATTGAGTGGTCCAGTACCCTCTACAAACTTATTAATTTCTTTGGGGATCAGTCCATCTCGTGCCATGAGCACGACTGCTCTGCGAACGACTGGGATTTGGATGTCCCTAGCCATGCCGGAGAAGATACCGCCAAGAGTTTGATCCAGCTCCTGAGCCACTTCACGAATTTCAGTAGCTGTCACACGTTCAGCATTACGCTGGATGGACGACTGAAGAAGGAAGGTTCGAGATAGCTGCTGAGAGAGATCAGCTCTGAGAGAGGCCAT